ATACACTATAACTTTCGTCAGGAATTAACAATGACGCATTTCTACTGTTAGGAGTTCCTTTTTCTACATAGAAGCCAAGCAAACTCTTATCACTAAATCCTGCTAATCTATAAATTAATCGTACATCTAAGTTATTGAACAAGTCTGTTACATTTTGTGTTGCATCAACACCTGCTTGTTTTTCATAATCAACAATCCAGTTAACATAACTGGTCTTTGGTGTTCCTGTGCCATACACGCCAATATCACTTATAACTAAGTGGCTGCGGTTGTTAACTAAGTATTGATTAAACTCTGTGCTATATTTGTAGTTATCTACATCAACACCTAAGTTAAAGAACTCTGCAGGTTTGGTAAGAGCAAGTATTTTCATTAAATCAAATGGCCAGCTACTACTTCTACGATATGAGAATTCTGCCGATGCTACATCACCTACTCTCCATTCATTTCTAAATGTTCGTTGGCTATAGTTACCCATTACTGCATCAAATGGTGATAACAAATCGCCGGCACTATCAACTGGTATAACTTGTAGCAATTGCTCTCTTACAAATTCTGGCATAACATATGGATCACCGTTATTCCAATTAATACCTGCTGCCAAGTCACCCCATAGTACTAAGTTATCACTTGTATAAGGTGCGGCTCCATAACGTGCTGTCCACCAGCTTGGTTCTTGTGCAAAGCCTAACATCTCCCATGGAGTTAAGTTAGGTGTGCTAGTATCATAGAAGTATTGGTATATACCTCTCCAGAAACCTTGTGGTATAACCTGTCCATTAATCTTATTACCAGACTGGTTGTAGTTATAACTAAACTGATTGTTTGCTTGATAGAATTGTTCTTTATATTGGATTCTATTTTGTCCAACCCAATTTAAAAAATATTGAGAATAAATCTCCAATACTTCTTCATATGAATAATCTGTTGTTCTAAAGAAACCGGGAATAACATCATAATCACGTATCGGTATTACATCAGAAAGTTTAAGGTTATTATAAACACGTGTTTCAAATTCTAATAATGCCTTATCTCTGTAATCAACCAAATAACCATCAACATAATCACCATACAATTTGGTATAAGAACCATCATGACCTAGAATAAAATATGTAGGCTGTGAATAGTTACTATCTAATACAACTTCAGGAATGAATGATGGATATAAACCTAATTTAGTAGGAGTATTAGGAACATAGCTACCAAATGTTTGTGTATATTCTTTAATCGTTACTATATCACCTGGGGCTAAATCTTTAGTAATAGTAAGAGATGGACTATCAGTACTTACCGTATAGTCTTGATTTATGACTAATTGAATTGTTGATGTATAATTATCAACTGTGGTTGTTAAGTAAACCAATACGCCATAATAGTTGGCAGTACTGAAATTATAAATTCTATTTAAAGGGTAGATACTTACGTCTAATGAGTTAGCAAAAGTATATGTATTAGTTGCGTATGCCGCTTTACTTGGCAACATATCACTCCAGAAGAAAGGTTCTGAATTTGTTTTATTTTCAGTTATTTGATCTAATGCATCATCTAAAATAGATGCAGGAGTTTGATATATTGTATAATCGGTTTTATCGATTGTGTAAACTAATAATGATTTAAAATTAACATACTGTTGGCTGTTATATTGTAATGAATTGAATAAGTTATGATTTTGTAATCGTAAGAAGGATCCAGGCAATGCTAAACTTGCACTGTTCTGAATTATCTTAGTACCCCATGGTACAAGATTACCTAAATCTCTGTAGTTGTTTGAGCCAAATACATCACCGGTTGTATCAGGATTATTGTAGAAAATACTCTGATACTGACCACGAATATCACCTACATTTACAACAGTAACATCTTCATTGAATGGGTTGTTCTGCAAATTGATAGGGATTTGGTAGTAGGCAGTTTTACTTACTTGGTCACTTAATAGTGTTATTTCAACTACTGTATCGATTGATGGTTCGGGAACTGTGAAGTTTATTACTGTAGAATCTGTACCAATTGTATATGTATAACTTGAACTTGGTTGTAAATCGTTGTTAACATATACTTGAATATTAGGCCATACCGTATTGGTAGCGGCTGCAATATCACATGTATATGATGTAATAGGATTAGATGCTACATAATCAAAAGAGAAAATTTGGTATTGGCGACTTTCAGCGACAGCAGTTTGCCATCCAATTTGTCTAACAACACTAGTACCTGATGTGTAATTATATACATACCCTGTATTAACTTTTTGATTTATAGGTGTGGTTCCGTTAACATAGTTAAAGGTAGCACTGTTTAGTGGAACATCAAAACTAATATCACCTACGTTATTAACAGAACTATAACGTAACGGGAATCCTAATACAATATCTTTTATACCACTACCAATACCATAGCTGAATAGTTTATTACCAGCAAATGATGACCCTAGATAAACATTAGTATTACCAAAACTTATCCCGTCATTATCAAATACATCAAAGTACGGAGCTTGATTTACTGTAGTTTTTTCTTGTGAGCGTTGCCAATCAATGCCGTCAAAGTAAAAGTTTTTACCTTGATTGTTATAACCTTTAAACGCAAATGTACATTCCAATGGTAATACTAATCCATCTGCCGCTTCAGTAAGAGTAATGACCGGTGTACCTGTACCGTGTATGTCAGAAAATCTAACAACATATATTTTGTTTCTTACATTTTCATTTGTATCAACTGAGAATACAATTCTTGCACCATCATACAATGCATAGTTGTCATTTGATAAATCATTTGCTACTAATGATGTATTTGTGGTAGCGGGAATAGTAGTTACGTCATCCCAAACAACTGTAAGAGTTAATGTGGTTGTTCCGGTAATATTAGTAATTTGTGAATTTCTAGGTAATACATTTGAAGTATCACTTATATACTGACCAATTTGGAATGTGCCGGTAACATCGCTTGCTAATATACTAACTGTTGTAGTTGTTCCGGTAACACTTGCGATTGAACCAGTATAAGCAGTATAAACTTCAACATCTGGCCAATATTCTTCTTGACCAGCTACATAGGTGAATGCGTCAGTTGTTCTATCATCAAAGAAATCGATCGGGTCTTTTCCAATAACACCATTATTAAACAATCTTAAGTTAGGATAGAATTCAATGATTGGACGTTTAGCTTTATTATCTTGTGTTGCATATATGGTTGCAATAGTTGGGTCATTATTGTATGTAGCTGTCGCATTGATAACATCAATATGGAACCAACGATTACTACGTGACCATGCATTCTTATCAATACTGTTTCTTGCAATTGTAATATAATCTTGATATACAGGAATATACAATGTGCTATCATAGTTACCTATATCATATGGTAGTGAATCGTAGGGGGTATATGTTCCCTCAGTAAAAGGTTCCGGGGCAATAAGGTCTGCTATATTAATTAATTCAATCGCTGTGCCCACACCTTCAACATAATACTCTCCATCAGCATAGCTTGAAGGGAAAATATTTCCAGAGAAACTTACTTTGAGTCCATTAGTAAACACTACTCCATTTGGAGATGTATATTGTGTTCTTCCTAAAATATCAGTAATATCTAATTGATTAGATGTATTACTTTCAATCAATCTAATGATACCCACTTTATTTGGGCTAGTACCGTCTTGGTAATATAGTGTATCTAATATTGCACTTAGGTAGGGAACAATATTAATTGTGCCTGCTACATTGCGATAGAAATTACGAGCTTTCCATTCAGTACCGTAGTTTGCAGTAATCTTTTCATTGGTTGGGATACTACTTGCAGGAACTAATCTTATGACAGGGTCAGCTGGATTACCTTCATAAGTAATAGTATAGAAAGTAGCTGGTACATCTGTATAATACCCACCTTCAAAATTATTAAAATCAGCACTAGTTCCAGGAGGAGTATATCCCGGTAACCCACCATCTTCATCATACAAAGTTGTATCGTAAAACTTAGAAGTAAATCCTTGCTCATCTACTACACCGGTGTTATAGAACATAACAGTAAGACCTTCAAGTCCTGTTACTCCGTCGATGCCACCTAGAGCACTTACTAATTGACCATTAACTTGGTCAAAAGGTAAAGTAGATACAACATCAACTAGATTATTACCCGGGAAATTATATTCATTTTGTGCATCTTTATATGGTACAGTAAAAATTACGATACCTGCGGTTGCACCATTATTCTCAACACCCAACACATCACGTGTCTGTACGTTTAATTGTTGTGGATCATAACCAGTTACACCAGGCTTACCTTGAATCCAAAATTCTGTAGATTGATTTACTGTAAAAGTATATGTACCACCGCGTATTAGAGTTAAGGTGGGATTAGTTGTACCAGCTGGATTAGCATCGCTAGAAATGTTATATCCATTAGGTAAACTTTGAACATTATAATCTGTAGCTGTGTAAACGATATCAGTTGATATATTAACAGTTGGTGCACCAGTAGGTAACCAATAATATTGATTAAAGTTAATAATCTTATCTAAGTTAGTAAAGCTATCCCATGAATAGAATTGGCTATTAAACAATCTATCGTTGTTATCTGTAATAGCACCTTCTAATTTTAATGCATCAATAATGCCAGGGTAACTGATAAAGTCTTTGGCTGTGCTAGTATTTGTTTTAGTAAAAACAACACCAGGATCTAATTGATAGTCTATTCTTGTTTTAGTAGGTTCAATTACATAATTGTCTTTAGCATTTATACCATAACCAAATTTGCTACCAACATAACCCTCTATCCTCATAGTATTGGGCTGGTCAACAATCTGATCCAAAGTAGCACCTAAAAATTGTGCATTAGTAGGTGTTTGGAATATCTCTGGTAAAAAATTTAGTGTTCTAATTCGTGCTGCCATTATAACTCTCTGTTATTATATAGTACTTATCTTATTTGTAATTGTGCTGGTGTAAGGGCAGCTATTACCACAACATCATTTGCAGTTGCGCCGTTAACAAAAATTTCAAACGGTGTGGATTTAATTTCATACAAATCACCAAAACTCATTGTAGGATCATTAGGTACAAGAACAATCGAACTTACAAGATCACCTAGTTGTGCATGTAAATATGCACTTAACTCACTGAAATAGAATGTGTCACCAAAGCCCCAATTGTTAATACTGAAATAACTATTCATTGCTGATAACACAGCACTACGTATTTCACTATCACTTGCATTTGTTGTTAATGATTTAATAACTTTGACTGTACCTTGTAACTGTGTTGGTGCTTTAGTTCCAAACAACGGGACAAAGCGAACACTATTTGGTACTACACTATCAGTCAGCATCTTAAACTCATCTAAGTTACCATATGCTTGTTGTAATTCGTTGATTGTAGGAATATTGGGTTCAGGAATTGTACCAGTGGTATCTTGTATCCAATTTGTATAAGCAGTATAATATGCTTGAGTTACCAAATATAAATCAATAATATTAGTTGTAGCCGGGTCAATACGTGTTGTATTATTGCTGTTATGACGGTATTGATATGCTATCTGCTGTCTACCGGGTTGCATTGAATATTGTGTTTGTTCTACTACTATATAATAAGGAGTTGTTACACTTGTATCTTGCACAGTGGTATAAAATATATTATCACTATAAGCATAGAATACTTGTCCTAATGGATACTCATACTTCACAACTTCAATATTAGATAATGTTGGATATTGATATACAACATCACTTGTTGCAATCAATTGATAACGTGATAAATTAACTGCATCTTCAATTAATTCAAAGAAGGTGTAAATGCCTGTATTGTTTCCACCAGTCACATAACCAGTAACAGTTTGAAAGAAGTCAGGATCTGTTACAATCTCTTTATTATTAACGTCAATACTTGCAACTTCTACTTCAAAGTCATTAACATAGCCATCGCTCTCAACAGTTTGACCAATTACGTTAACCTGTACAGGTCTTGCCAATGGATAGTTACTACTTGGTTGTGTATTAGATGGTAGTACTTTAATGTAGTCTGCTAATATCTTTCCAGTAAATGGGTCATATACCAGCTTGCCTGTTTCATACCAAAAACGAGTGTCAGCAACGCTACCAAAATAATAACGTAATGATTTATATGCAATTTGGTATCTATTGCTTCCTACACTATTGAAGTTAACGAACCACCCTGTTGCATCATATGCATCAATACTCCAACGGTCTTGTGTAATTAGTAATGAATTGTTGAATATTAAACTAAAACTTTGATTTAGTTCCATTCTGATAACGCATTCGTTAATAACTGCTGTAGGTAGAGTGTTACCAAATGATGGTATAACTTGGGTTATAATTGCTCCAGTTGGAATATATCCATTTAGTGTAACTGGACCTGAGCCGTTGCTGAAATTACCTGTACCATTATTATAGCCATCACCAATAACACCCAATACTGTTGTCCAAAAGAATGTTGTATCACTTGGGCTAGCGATACCATACACTAATCTATTGTTCTCATCAAAATATGCACCAGTTGGAGCAGTGACTTTAATCAATGCACTCTTAGTTACATATTTCATATTATGTGTATTATATGTTCCTGTTGCGATTGGCGTATTAGCAGAACCATCAATGTTATAGAAATAACCAGTAATACTATTTGCATCTACCGTGCTTGTATTCCAATATACTGTGCCGTCACCTGTAGATGAGTTAATATCATAACGTGTATAGTTTTGTAGATAATATTGTTTTGCTCTATTATCTGCTAACGCAAGTGCTAATGAATCTGTTAAGAACTTAATAATGTCACCGGTATTTGTGATGGTTAATAATAAGTTACCGTTATCATTATTTTGATATAAGCCACCGTCATTTGCAAATGAATTCGTGCTGGAGTATTTTCCTGTAGGATCAAGTAGGTCTAAGTTTTTAGACACGCCAATAGAACTGCGATTAATAGCGGCACTTTTAATAATTGAACTGTATAATGTATATGGGAAATTTGTATAATCTTCACCATTAACCATTCTGTTCTGAGTATAATATCGAGCAGGAGCACGTAGTTTAATATTTGCTAATGTTTCTCTGGCTTGCGCTGTTGAAGCTGGTGTTTGTAATGATAATCCTATAGTAAGTGCTTCTGTTCGTCCTGCTCTGCTAATATACTGTATTGTTACTTGTATCCCTTGCATTTCAGTTGGATCAATAGTATATGTCAATGCGTTACCGCCACGTACATATGCTCTAAAAGCTCCAACCGGTGCCTCAGAAAATACTCCATCACCGAAAGTATAACTAACTTGGTCGTTAAAACGTGAAACAACAGAGAATACCTTTTTGTAACTAGTCTCTGTCTGTAGGCTAGCATTTGCATAAACACTATCCACTAGTCTCCACAATGTTCTACCACCATTGCTAGCATTAATTTGATATAACCAAGTATCGGCGTTATTGATGCCTTGAATATCAATATCAACCACTTGATTGCTAATTTGTTGGGCTAAGTTAAAGTCATAACTCTGCAATGTTCCTTGTTTAAAGTAAAAGAAGAAACCTGTATTTGGACTACCGTAACCCAACTTATCGTTACGATACATCATATTCATCTTGCCGCTTGGTGCAGGAGGAATCTCATATACATAATCTTGGTCTAAACTTGTAGCACTAACTAACTCAAAGTTCATATTGATTGTGTCTACAGTGCTAGTGAAGGGGACGATCGGCAAACTAGCAGGAGGAATATTAATACTGTACTCGTCTGTCTTTATGCCCAATAAGTCTTGGCTGTTTCCAGGACGACCAACACGCTGGCTGTTAATCAACGTAGCATTAATGATAGTGTTAAATTGTTCTAACCAACTAGCATTTGCAGGGTCGTTCCATAACACTGTTTGGTTGCTTAAGTTAATGCCATTAATGTCAGTGATGTTCTCAGTTGTGCTAATGTTTGTTATTTTAAGATAGCCTTGACCTGCGATATTACGCTTAGGATTATAGCTAACTAAATTAGCTAGTTTAACAACTGAATCTCTACGTTCAGCAGTGTCAATAAAATTCTCACGTGTGTTTAAATCATTTCGGAAGGCAAGACCTTGACCCATGAACGCAATAACGTCTAGTAGAGCAATAAATTCACTAGATTCAATGTAATCATTGAACGTTTCAGGATAGTATGTACGCAGATAATCAATGAAACTCTTACGCAGGGTTTCATAATCGTAGCTTTTAAAATCGGCTTCACGAAAGGTTTGATAGATTTGTTGCCAATTCTGAACACCAAATATTGCTGATTGTCGGGATGATGTTGCCATAGTTATTCTCTTTTAAGTATTTATCTTAAGTGAAAACAACTGTTTTTGTTATTGTATGCTAGCAGTATTAGTTAAATTATTGAAGAAAACATTCAATATTTCTGCATTATTGAAGGGTGCAATAGCTAATTCTACTTCAAGTAGTATGCCATTTTCCTGTGCGTAACTCTTTACTGTATTGATGATTAATCTAGGATCGTTACTGCCAATTCTACGTATCTCATTTTCAATTTTCAATCTAGTATCAGCATCATTTGGCTCAAAAATATAACTCCAAATAGTAGAACCGTACCCTGGATTACCAACTTTCTGCCCTTGTTGAATGTTTAATGCATTGACAAAATCTCTAATTACCAATGGTTCATCTACAATACGATACTTTTTACCTGGTATAGTTGGCTTTAATACACCACCTGTACCGCCGTCTATACCAGTACTGGCATTAGTTGTTTTTGGCTCATTGGCCCCAATTGTTGAAAATCCTACATATGTTGGCATATTTTATCCTATCAAATATTTATGCTACGGTGTTTAAGGCTTTTATAAGGCTTTTAGCTCTTCTCCTAGTGCCAACCATTTATTTCTCAATTCATCAAGTTGAGGATCACCTGCAGGAAGTTCATTCTTTGCTGTAATGTATGCTAATCTAGCCGCTCTAACTTCATCAACTTTAGCCATTAACTTCTTAGTCTTTTCAGC